GAGGTCAAGGAGCTAGAGGAAGACGAGTTTGCTGGTCTTCTTGAGAAGCCGCTTGGGCAGTGGAAGAAGCAAGAGGTTATTTCTTTTGCAGAAGCCAAGCATATTGACATCACTGGTACTAAGAACATCAATGAAGCCAAGGCTATCATCAAGGAGTTCTTGGCTGAAGACACAGACGACGAGTGGGAATAGGATAGGAGGTCTTTGCAATGGCTGTTGTGACTGATGACACTCAAAACGCATGGGATGATTTGTCGGTTGTCGGCAAAGACCTTCCTAATGCCATTTCATATGAAGCACTTGCAGCTTTGAAACGTGAGCTTCGTGAGAATGACTGTCCGTTCTTCACTGATGACGACGACTATGTTTACTACTACAACAAGAACGGCAAGAATCTTGATGCCACTATTCACGAGATGCTTCTGATAAAAGCTGAGGACTCTACCATCTCAGTTTCCGGTCTGAGTACAGCAGATACCTCAGCTTACTTTAGACGTCTTGCTTCTAGGTATCGCCAGTTCAATTCGGGGGTGCTAAGTGGCAGTTAACACGAAGTTTGAAGCTTACAAGCTAGCAAGGGAGCTTCGAAGGAACGGGATAGTCGCCACGGTTAGTCGGGCTGTGAAGAACGAGTTTGGCGAGCCTGGCGACATTCCGCTAATCATTGGGACGTTTCCTTGTCTGTATCACACTGAGAAGGTATATGTCTCTAGTAACACTTCTGATGCTTCAATGCATCGCAGTACTGTCAACAAAGCGGTTGGCACTCCAGCTTTGCTTTGCTTGATGGACTCAGTAGTCGGGCTAGACTTGGAAGTCAATGACATCATCTCATTGTCTTCTAACTCAGACAACACGTATGAAGTTGTCGAGGTGAATGACATTCAGAACTGGGGAATCATAGCAGATGTGTCTCTCAGGGAAGTAGATGATGGTGATGTCCAGCTCTAAGTTGACATTTGACTTCAGTGACTTTGAAAGTAAGATGAAAGGTCTTAATGACAGAGTTGATGCAGCTGTAGCAATGGTTGCAAAGACAGATGCTGGAGAGCTAAGAGTTTACATGCAAGCTAACAGGCCATGGACTGACAGGACTGGAGAGGCGAAGCGGCAATTGAATGCAGTTGTCTCTAAGCCTTCAGCTCATGAAGTCAGGATAACATTGTCACATGGTGTCTACTATGGCATTTGGCTTGAGCTTGCACATGGCAAGAAGTATGCGATACTTCAGCCTACGTTGAACACGAAAGGCAAAGAAGTCATAGAAGACTTTAAGAAGTTGATTAAGAAGGTGTTGTCGTGAGCATTGACACTTCTACTTTCAAGTATCAGGAGACTCGGTGGCAAGACCTTTATAGTTTCCTGAAGGGAAAAGGCTATGACGTGTACTCGCCTGGACAGCATAAGGGTGAGTGTGTTTCGATTTACGTTGTAATTAAGAAGTCTACAAGCTCTAAGTCTTTGATGTTCTCGTCAAATGAAGACTTGTATGACATTTTGATTTATGTTCCGAAGAACAAGTACTCTGCAGTAGAAGCAACTTTGAACGGGCTGATGGAAGACATGAAAGACATCTACCCGTTGTTCAAGCCATATGGTCAACAGACTGAAGCTTACTTTGATGATGAAGTCAAAGGCTATATGGTCTCTGTGATGTATTCGAACTTCAAGAAGCTTTAGGAAGGTGATTCAAATGGCAGTTCGTAAGAGTTCTTCGGAAGTCGCGACTATTGATGTCGCGCTAGTGACTATCGAGACGGCTGATGACGAGTTTGGTTTCACTACCTCTAATCAGATTGAGGTTGAAGTCCAGACTGAAGACCAAGATGCAGTTCGCCTTGTCATCAAGGGGAAGCTCATCGCGCAGAAGAAGCAGAGCAAGGTAATCGTTGGCAACCAGATTACACTGCATGACAACGTGTTCAATGCAGACCTTGTCGAGATTCTTCAGGGTGGCACTGTCCACACTGACGGGTCTGGCAATGTCACTGGCTACACTCCGCCTGTTGCTGGCTCTGACTACGTGCCAACTGAGTTTACTCTGAACGTGTACACTCCGCAGTATGATGCGGCTGGCACCATCATTCAGTACGAGAAGATTGCATATCCCAACTGTACTGGTCAGCCTGTTGCTCTCAACTCTGAGGACAATGCTTTCCGTGCTCCTGAGTATGTGATTGATTCTGCTCCTCACAATGGTGAGGCACCGTATGACCTCACGTATGTCGCGTCTCTGCCTGTGTGGAACGAGACTTCGGTGAACTACGTGCTCACACAAGATGCCACGTTCCAGGAGTCTAAGACTTACTATACCCGTACTGGCTCCGGTACTTACTCCAGCCCGTATAAGTACACGGTGGCGTCCGTGACTTCTGGTCAGTCAGTCACCGCTGACACGTACTATGAGGTTGACACTGACTAGTGTCTGAGGCACCCAGATGACATCTGAAGCCTTGTGTCATGATAGATGTGTAGATACCCATTTTGATTGTCACAGGGCTTCAGATGCTTTCTTGTTTAATATACGAGTAAATTAGAAGTCGAAAGGACAAGTGATATTGTCATGGAAGTAACAAGTCTTGAGCAGTTGAAGGTGTATGCAGGTGGAGAAGTCGTGCAGCTTCCTGATTTTGCAGAGGGGCAGCCTTTTGTAGCTCGCCTTCGTCGTCCGTCTATGATGGCGCTTGCAAAGACCGGCAAGATTCCTAACTCGTTGCTTGGTGAAGCACAGAAGCTTTTCAATGGTGGCGCTTCTGCGATGTCTTCCGGCAATGCGAACACCAACATGCTTGGTGACATGTATGACATCTGCATCTGTGTTGTCGAAGCTGCAATGATGGAGCCGACATACCGCCAGGTGAAGGAAGCTGGTTTGGAGCTTTCTGACGACCAGATTCTAGCTATCTTCTCGTACACTCAGACTGGAGTCGAGGGACTCAAGCAGTTTCGTAACGAGTGAGAGGATAGTCAATGTCATCTCGATGTCGCTCTCGTTTGACTGCAAGCCGTCAGAGATAATCGGCGAGATGGACGAGTACACAGCCTTTTGCTTCAATGAAGCTTGTTCTTTCATATTGACAAAGATTCGTGGTGATGGCACGAAAGATTCAGGCGAGATGCCAGTGTTCAGAAGGAAGGTGAGCAGCTTTCACGAGCTATATTCTAAGTATCAGTAGGAGGTGATTTCGTTGGCTGCCAATGGTGGAGAGATTCAAGCGCATCTTACACTTGACACCTCTAAGTTTGATTCTGCAATGTCTAGGGCTTCTAACGGAGCCACAAAGTCTATCAATGGTGTTACTGGTGCTGCAGCTGGTGTTGGTGACGAGCTTGATGATGTAGCAGGTGTGTCAGCGGACGCTTCTAAGAAGACTCAGACTGACTGGAATGCAGTTGGTGAAAAGCTTTCTACAACTGGTGGCAAGCTTACTACTTACTTGACGCTACCTATTGTCGGTGCTGGCACTGCAGTGGTGAAGACAGCTGGTGAGTTTGACCAGTCAATGGCGGAAGTACGTGCTATTACAGGTACTACTGGCAAAGACTTTGATGCGCTTCGTCAGCAAGCTATTGACCTTGGTGGTTCAACTGCTTATAGTGCAGTAGAAGTTGCCAATGCAATGACTGAGATGGGCAAGGCTGGCTGGAGCTCACAGCAAATCATGGATGGCATGGAAGGTGTCTTGAATGCAGCTGCAGCTTCTGGTGAGGGTCTTGCTTCTGTTTCTACGATTGTTGCAGATGCTATTTCTGGCTTTGGTCTAGAAGCAAAAGACGCGACACATGTTGCTGACTTGCTTGCACAAGCAGCTAATGCAGGCACCATTGACATTGTTGACATGGGCGAGTCTTTCAAGTATGTCGCGCCTGTCGCAAAGTCGATGGGCTTCTCGATTGAGGATTGCTCTACTGCGCTTCTTGCAATGTCAAATGCAGGCATCAAGGGCTCGCAAGCTGGCACTTCACTTCGCACTATGATGCTGAACCTCGCTAACCCGACAGACGAAGCTGCAATGTGGATGCAGAAGCTCGGCATTGAGGTGACTAATGCAGACGGCACTTTCAAGTCTTTTGACGAGATTGTGAACATCATGCAGAAGTCAATGGCTGGTCTTACCGACGAGGAGAAGGCAGCAGCAGCCGAGGCGATTGCTGGTAAGACTGGCATTGCGGGCATGTTGGCTGTTGTCGACATGGCTCCAGAGGAGTACGACGAGCTTACGAAGACGATGGCTGAGTGTGACGGTGTCGCGAAGCAGACAGCTGAGACAATGCAAGATAACTTGATGTCGAAATTGGAGCAGCTCGGTGGTGCTCTCGAGTCACTAGCAATCAAGCTTGGTGATGTTCTGCTTCCTCCTTTGAAGGGGCTTATTGAGTGGCTTACGAAGGTCGTTGACGCGTTTACCAACTTGCCGCAGCCAATTCAGGCAGCCATTCTGGCTTTTGCAGGCATCGTTGCAGCAATTGGTCCTGTGCTTCTTATTGCAGGCAAGCTAATCACCGCATGGCAGTCTGTGTCTACAGCTATTGGTGCTCTGAAAGCAGGTGAGGGCATCATTGGTGGCTTGATGAAGTCGTTCACGTCAATGGGTGGCATCACTGGCATCCTAGGGACTGTGAAGGGTGCTATCACTGGCTTCATGGGCAACATGGGTGCTATGTTCTCGTTGATTGGTGAAGGAGAAGGTGTCGTAGCAAGTCTTACTGCAGCATTCCCTGGACTTGAAGGTGCTTTGACTGTGCTTACAGGTCCTATTGGTATCGTGATTGCCATCATTGGTGTGCTTGTTGCAGCTTTCATGCATCTGTGGAATACCAATGAGGAGTTCAGGAACAAAGTCACCGAGATTTGGAATGCGATTGTTGAGAAGTTCCAAGGCGTGTTCAGTCGTATTGGTGAACTGCTTGGTGGACTCGGCGGTTTGTTCGAGCAGTTCATTGGTTTTATTGGACCGTTGTGGGACGGCTTCTGTCAGTTGCTTGCTCCAGTGTTCATCGGTGTCTTTGAGACTATTGGTGCAGTTCTTGGTGGTTTGCTAGATGTTATTTCTGGTATTCTTGACGTGTTTATTGGCTTGTTTACTGGTGACTGGGAGCGTTGCTGGACCGGTGTGCAGGAGATATTCGGTGGCATTTGGAATGCTATTGTCGGTACATTCCAAGCCATTGGAGAGATGCTCATTGGCATTGCTAACACGATTCTTGGTTGGTTTGGTACTGACTGGAATTCTATGTGGCAGGGAATTGGTGAGTTCTTCACTGGTCTTTGGCAAGGCATAGTTGATTTCTTCACGGGCTTGTGGGAAGGTGTTGTCACTTTTTTCACTGGTGCTTGGGAGACAATTTCCGGTATTGTGCAGACAGCTTGGGACACGATTTGCAATATCATCAGCTTCGCGTTCCAATTGATTGCTGAGATTTTCAATATCGGTTTCACGATTATCACGTTGCCGTTCCAGTTCATCTGGGAGAATTGCAAGGGTATCGTTGAAGCTGCTTGGACGGCCATTCAAGGCTTCATTCAGACAGCTATGGACACAATCAATAACATCATTCAGACTGTCTGGAATGCAATTTGGGGTTTCCTAGGTCCTATTCTCGAGACAATCAAGAATGGCATCAGTTCTGCATGGAATTGGATTAGCACGACAACTAGCAATATCTGGAATGGTATCAGTTCTTTCTGGTCAGGTGTGTGGGGAAACATCAAGGACAAGGCTAGCACGATAGCCGACAACATCAAGTCAAAAGTTGGTACCGCTTGGGAGAACATTAAGTCCAACACAAGCAGCCAATGGAACAACATCAAGAGCTTCTGGGGCGGTGTCTGGGACAACCTGAGAAGTGCAGCGCAGCAGAAGGCAGACAACATCAAGCAGAATGTCAGCAACGCTTGGAACAACATCAAGAGTCAGACGAGCAGCATCTTCAATGCTTGCAAGTCAACGGCAATTAGCATCTTTGATGGCATACGTTCTGGAATCCAAAGCAAGATTGACGCTGCAAAGAATGCAGTTCAGTCAGGTTTGAATGCGATTAGTGGTTTCTTTAGGAGCATCCATTGGGAGCTTCCGCACATCAAGTTACCGCACTTTAGCATCAGTGGACACTTCAGCCTCAACCCGCCAAGCATTCCTCATTTCAGTGTTTCTTGGTACAAGAAGGCAATGGAGAACGCCATGGTGCTGAACTCGCCTACAATCTTCGGAATGTCAAGTTCCGGTAAGATGCTTGGCGGTGGTGAGGCTGGCAGTGAGGTGGTCGCAGGTGCAGACACTTTGATGCAGATGATTCAAGATGCATTGAGTTCTGTTATTGGTGGTAGTAATCAGATGGCTGCAGTCGGTGGTGGTGACATTATCATTCCGGTGTACATTGGCAGCGAGAAGATTGACACAGTTGTGGCAAGGGCAAACGAGAAGAGCAATTTCAGGAATGGTGGAAGGTGGGGTTAGAAGATGTCAAACAAAGTCTATCTTTCCATCAACAACATCGTGCTTCCAGTAGAGCCGCATCGTGGTTATGACATGTCTTTGAAAGACGCAGACAATGTGGCTGAGACTGAAGCTGGCACTTACATAAGAAGTGTGTATCGAAGTGGAATTCCTAAGATTAGCGTGAAGTTCTGGTGTGACTTGGCAATGTTGCAGCAACTTCATACTTTTAGGAATGAACCTTCTGTACTTGTGAGGTATTTTGACCCGTTAGCAGAAGCTAACAGTGATGGCGACAGGCTGGTGTCTGAGTACATGTACGTGTCTGGGTATAAGGAAAGCATGAAGGCAGACACTGATGACTTGGGCATCTGGGAAGTAAGTTTCGGATTGGAGGATTTGAGCTATGTATGATGTCTCAGAGGAATACATGCAAGCCATTTCCTCAGTTTCTTTCGTGGAAGATTTGAAGGGTTCAGTTGGACGAGTTGCCTTTGGTATGGAGAATGTAATCAAAGGCAGCTTCTCCATTTCCAACCAATGTTGCGGCAGTAGTTCAGTCGAGATTGGTCAGGTGTATGTTGGCGAGCTTGACTGTAAGTTCATTGGATTGAACATCCAGCGAAAAGCTTACAAGGGGTTGCAAGTAATTCCTCAGCATGGCGTGCTAGTAGGTGACGAGTTCGAGTATGTTCCGCTTGGCGTGTTCACAATTGACAAAGCTGAATGGACGGAAGATGGCATCTCAATCACGGCATATGACAACATGTCGAGGTTTGATAAGACGTTCAGCATCACAAGTACGAATGGCTTTGTGTACGACTTCTTGAATTACTCCTGTCAGCGTTGTGGTGTCACTCTTGGAATGACAAAAGCCGAGATTGAAGAACTTCCTAATGGCAGGGAGAATTTTGACTTGTACGAGGAAGTCAATGACATCAAGACGTTTCGTGACTTCTTGAGTTGGATTGCACAGACGACAGCTGCTAATGCTTTTGTCGACCGTGATGGAAAGCTCTACTTGCGTGCTTATGACGTAGAGTCAGTTGACACGCTTGATGACCATCGTAGGCTTAGGTCTGGTAAGATTTCGGACTTTCAGACATATTACACTGGTATGTCAGTGGTGAATATCGAACAGAAGACGACTAGTTACTATGCGGTGCTTCCAGACAATGGTCTGACTTACAACCTTGGTCAGAATCCGTTGCTTCAGTATGGCTTGGATGAGACAAAGGAGAGGCAGCGAAGGGCAATACTCGAAAGCCTTGCAACTGGTGTTTACTCTCCATGCAAGTTCAGTCTTTTGCAAGCTCCTATTTACGACTTGATGGACTGCATCACGTTGCAAGATGGCATAGTCGGAAACGAGGAGTCAGAGCTTACTTGCGTGCTCAAGTATGACTGGACATTTGGTGGCTCGTATGCTTTTGAGTGTGTTGGTCAAGACCCAAGTCTTGCTAGTGTTCAGAGTAAAGTCGATAAGAATATCGCGTGGTTGCTAGAGGCAGTTCAGAATGACAACAGCACGTTTTACGTTTATGGTTTCGAGAATACAGAAGAGTACTCAATTGGCACTACGCCAGAAATGGTTACCAGAATCGACTTTGCCACTGTCGATACTTCACGTGTCGTTTTCATCTATGAAGCGAATTGCGAGATAACCAGAGACGGTAACGTTGTAGCAGATTTGTACGTGGATTCCGATTTGGTAGACACGTTCACGATGTATTACGAGCGTGGCGCGGCAAATGTGATGTTCAGTTGGTTCTACGACCTTACGGCAGGGCTTAGGCACGAGCTAAAGATTTATCTGCATTGGGAATATTTCGAGTCCGATATTCGTAGGCATTATGCAGACTTGGGGACGCTTCATAACTACGTTGATGCTGTTGTTTTCTATATGTCGCGTCAGTCGGGAACATGGGCTTCCATTTCGGTTCTCACATGGAATGCCGTTGGTACGTACACTTGGAACGACATTTACTCAGACCAGTCAACGATTGGTCAGAACACGTGGGATGATGTGTTGGAGGGTGGACTTAAGATTAGTCCCTCAGAGATTCGCTATGAGACTGAACCGATAGACACAGGCACAGGATTAATCAATATCGGCATTGCAAAGGTAAAGTCGGTTTTGTTCGGTCGTGGCCTTGCCGCTACCGACGTTTGGGACGGTACGATTAACGTTTCTGATTCCACAGAGATTGTCGAGGTTGTCAAGCCTACGGTGATTCCTGTTTCTGATTTGGTCAACCTTGCGACGCACACGCCAATACCAAACGTTTTGTCGGACACTCTGGTTAACGTTTCCATCCCGGTAATGACGATTCTTAACGTAATCAACGATATGGGCGTTAACGCAAGCGAGAAGTCGGAATCAGAGGACGGAACGCATGTGGTTGTTTATTGCGTGAACAGTAACTTTGAGTCTGACATTATCTATTTCGACACAGACATTGTTAGCATCACGTTCAACACAACGCAGAACAGCACGTTTGCTGTTTCCAACGACGGTGGTACTAGCTGGTTCATTTGGGACGGTGAGTATTTCGTGCAGCTTGCGAGTGGTGCCACGACTTATGGTGCTGCTGATGTGATGAGTAGCGTTCCCGCTGACTCTTGGAATGCGTTTGAGGTCAATGGAATCAAGTTCAAGTGGACTGAGGGTGACCCTGAGATTGTGGACACGATTGAGATTGTCAAGCTTTCGGACGAGGGCGAAGGAGAGTGATTGTAATGGCAGGTTTGGAACTTCACGGACATACTAAGCTTGAGCTTTTCAACGCTGAGTCTGGAAAGCTAGAGGAATGCGTTGAGGACGATAACGAGCTTACTGGTGCGCTTGCAGAGATATTCCAAGGCATCGGCAGGTTTGGTGCTTCCGACTCAATGACGCAGAAGGTCGGTAGTGGTTATTGGACACGTGATGGTTATAGGCGTGAGTCATTCAGTTTGCGTCAGTGGTTCGGTGGTATGCTTTGTTTTGACAAGAACCAAGATAAAGACCATCCTTTCCCGTCTTACGATTCCGCAATCATTGCTAGTGGCGTTGATGGTCAGGCCAATATTGGTGCAAATGCAATTCGTGGTTCCTTTAACTCCATTGAGTCTGTGTTTGATTGGGAAGGCCACGAAATGAAGTTCGTGTATGATTTTGCGACTTCTCAGGGTAATGGGCGGATTGCAAGCATTTGTCTTACGCCTTATCTTGGTGGTTACATGAATCAAGGTCGTTCGCGTTCTCAGACGGGTGTTAGTGGGTTGCCTGTTGATGAGTGTTTCCAGCCTAATTATTACAGTCGTAGCGGTAGTGTTGCTGGTTCAAACGATGGAAGTAGTAATCCCGGTTATTGGCTTCCGATGTTCGGTTATGCAGCTAATGGTCTTTCATACTACACTGAACAGTGGGCAGAGTATGTAGAGTATGCTTCTTATTATCGTCCTACCGATAGTAATTATATGGGCAAAGGTGGAATTACAAAGCTTCTTGAGCTTGATGTGATAAACAATCGTGCTTTGGTTGCCAAGTTGGAACTTAGTTCAGGTAAGCTTTATGTGACATTCCAACGCTATACGATTGCAGCGGATGAGATTAATGTTTGGTTTGGGAATGGTGACCAAAGTTGGCCGCATGACGATTCGCCAACTATTGAGCTTGATGCATTGTATGACCATATTGGTTTTCAATATATGAGCTATGATTATGAGAATCGCATTCTTTATGTTGTGGCAGCTCCATTTGATATTCGTAACTATACGTCTTACAATTGGTCGGAATCTCAGAAAAATGCAGTAGAGGTTGCTTCAAATATTAAGGTGTATGGTATTCATGTTGACCCGACGATTTCAGACAATGTAGAGACTTTTACAGTTGACACGTACACGGTTCCGAATAATACGAATGTAAGGCTTCCGCTTGCAGCTTCTTTGCGTGCTAGTAACCAATTCAGAACTTTGCAATTCTTCTGCTATGATGGCTATATGTATGTGTTTGGGCCAATGTATAGTGATAATGTTAGTTGGACAACGGCAAAGAATTATACGATTTATAAGATTGAGCTTGCACATCCAACGAATGTGGTTCAGATTCAAACGAACATTACGAATTTTGCACCTATTTACGCTGTGGTTCTTGACGCGCATGATGGTAGGATTTGGCTTAATTTTGGCGGTAACGCAGTGCGTGTGCTCAATACATACACCAATGAGCTTTATGCTTATGAGGAACTTTTGCACTATGATTGGCAAAACTATGCAGTGGTTCCGATTCGTGGTAGCAATGCCTTTGCTTGCGAGAATGGGCATCTAATAGGTGTTCGTCCTAATGTCCTAATGACGGTTAACAATATCACGCCTGTAACAAAGACGGCAGCACAGACGATGAAGATTAGTTATACAATCAGTGGCTAGTAAGGAGTAATGGAGAATGGCAACCCAAACGACAAATTACGATTTGACCAAACCTGCTGGTGACGATTTGGCACAGATTTCCGTGCTTAACGGAAACTTTGACATTATCGACGGCCAGATGAAAGCCAATGCAGACAAGGCGCAGCAAGCCTATGATTTGGCTAATGGCAAGCAAGACCCTATTACCGTTGACGATGTGCCTACGTATGGCAGCACGAATCCCGTTCAGTCTGGTGGTGTGTATCAAGCTCTGAGTGGTAAGCAGGACGAGCTTTCGGCAGGTGCTAACATCAACATTGATGGCAACAATGAGATTAGTGCAAGCCATTACGATGTTCAGACTTTGGCAGACACGACAAGTGCGGCAACGGCTGGCAGCGCTTCACAGATTACGATGGTCGATTCAGTCACACGTGATGATGAGGGCCATGTAAAGAAAATCAACACCAAGACTGTAACCTTACCCACGATTGATTCAGCTCTGGACGATACGAGTAATAACCTTGTTAAGAACGGTGTTGTTTCCGCTGCTATCCGTGACTTGCAGCAGCTTACGGGTTTTGATACCGATGATGTTGTGGGTGTGTGCATCGACTTCGAGAACAAGACCTTCACACGCCTTGCAAATGCGGTTGGCCTTTCCGCTGGTGATGATTTCGACCAGTTCATTCCTTTTGGTGGTCGTAGGCGTTGTAATCTTTCCGATGCTGGTGCCGTGAACAAATATTATGGTGACACTGGCTATGCTGAGGACGGTTCACAAGGTCAGGTCATGGTGTGGCAACCAAAGTTCTATTACAAGGTTGTCCCGCTAAAGATGGTCAAGAACACCGACACGGCAGGAGCCAAGGGCTACAAGCTACGCAAGGCAAACTATTTCATTTCTGGTTCTCCACACGTGGGCTTCAAGCTGCATCCTGCATTCATAAAGCCTGATGGTACGGAGCGTGACGGCTATTTCATCGGTGCCTATGAAGCTTGCATCTATGATGTTTCGGCAAGCACGTACATCATGGACGATTCACAGGTGATGGACAACGCTAACGACAAGCTTAGTTCCATTGCTGGCAACCGTCCCATTTCTGGTCTGTCTCAGGACTTCACGCGAGTCAAGGCAGAGCAGATGGCGCAGAATCGCGGCAGCAAGTGGCACGGCATGTACACTCAGATTGCAATGGCTGAGTTCCTTTTGATGTTCGTTGAGGGCGCTGGTAATTTGCAGAATGTCTTCGGCAAAGGTATTGTTGACTTAGCTTCTGGTTCTGGTAATGAAGGCGGAGCTACTGGCAGCACGGCAAGTTTTGGCAACAAGTCTGGCGAAGCAGCAAGCACCACTTGCTATCCTGGAGGTACGGCAACCACTTACAGCGTCAGCGGCAAGCGTTCAATTAGCTATCGTGGTGTTGAGAATCCATGGGGCAATTTGTGGAAGTTTGTCTATGGCATCAACATCTGGGGCAATGGCACCATGGGCGGTGGTGAGCCTTACGTTTGTTCAAATCCTGCGAACTTTGCAGAGTCACAGAACAGTGGCAACTACGTTGGTGCTGGCTTCACTGTTGCTAATGCTGATGGTTACATCAATGCTCTTGCCTATCCAGATTCTGGCAAGGAGGAGTTTGACTGGATGTTGATGCCAAATGAAGTCGGTAACGGTGGTGACTCCAGTCTTCCTATTGGTGACTACTTCTACAAGACAGCGAACTTGAATGGTTATCGCATTGCTCTCCTCGGCGCGCGTTGGGATGTTGGCTTGGAAGCCGGCCTCTACTGGTCTCTGCCTGGCGGCGTCGGGTATCGTTATCGGAATATCTCGGCTCGGCTCGTGTTCGCGGAATAATAGTTCTAAGCAGCTTTACAGGTTGATGTCATTGAGCTGTTGGGCTTTCAAAAAAGCATTTGATTGCTCAACTCGGCACGAATTGGAATAATGGCTTGAAAGCCAGCCTCTACTGGAATCTGAATAACAGCGTCGGGAATCGTAATCGGAATATCTCAGCTCGGCTCGAATATGGAGTTGGCGGCAAGCAATCACGGCTTAGCCGCCAAAAGCTTTGACATTGACCTTGCCTCTTGGCAAAACAGATAAGTGTCGGTAGGAAATGGGTGAAAAGAACCGACAGCCCGGGCTGCTTTTGCAGTTGGGTGTTTCCCAAGCCGTGTTAGTAGGTTGTTGCTTCTCGAAAGCTCGGTAGCCTCCATACAAAAGAAAGGCTTCATATGAAGCGTGTTGGTAATCTATACAAGAGGGTGTGGGCATATGACAATCTGTTAGAAGCTCATCACAATGCTAAGCGTGGCAAAGGGTGGTACAAGGAGATAAGAGAAGTCGAGCAAGACTTGGAGACAAACCTCTACAAAATTCAGACTTTGCTAGTTCACCATTTGTACGAGACGTCAGAGTACGAGAAGTTCTACAAGCAGGAAGGTCCGAAGCTTAGGAAGATTTACAAGCTTCCATACTTTCCAGATAGAATTGTCCAGTGGGCTTTGATGCAAGTCGTGTCACCATACATCGAGAAAAGTTTGATACGTGACACGTACAGCGCGATACCAGGAAGGGGAATTCACGATGGACTTGCTCGTGTCCAAGACGCGATGTATAACCATCACGAAGATTGCTTGTTCTGCTTGAAGTTTGACATACGCCATTTCTATCAGAACATCGTGCATTCAATTCTGGTTGACGCGTATGGGAAGCTTTTCAAGGACTACGAGTTGATGCTTCTGATTGAGGAGATAACTTACAGCATCAGCACCTTGGATGAAGAAGATGAAGCTGAGATGGAAGCTGACGGGCTTGAGATAATTCGAGAGTGTGGGCTTCCAATTGGAAACTTCTTCAGCCAGTGGTCTGGGAACTTTTACTTGAGTCCGTTTGACCATTGGATGAAGGAGGAGATGCAAAGAAAGTTTTACTATCGGTATATGGACGACATTGTGGTGTTTGGTTCTTCAAAGGAGGAGCTTCATGAGCTCAGGGAAGCAAGTGAGCAATTCTTGTGGGACAAGCTTCACTTGCGACTCAAGAAGAACTGGCAAGTGTTTCCGTCATATGTCAGAGGAGTAGACTTCCTTGGCTATCGTGTTTTTGACGGATACACGCTTCTTAGAAAGCAGACCGTGAAGTCAATGCGGTGCAAATACAAGTGCTTAGATGAGAAAGTGTCAAGTGGTCTTATGAGCTACTCAGATTTCTGCAGCTTGAATTCGTACCTTGGATGGGGTGTGAAGGGAGATTGCTTTCGTCTGAACAACAAGTACATAATGCCATTTGAAGATGCAGCTTGCGAGTTTTACAAGGAAGTGATTTCGAGAGGAGCGTTGAAGCAATGAAGGAGTATGGTTTCACAATCAGGGAAGAGCGACCGGAAGCAGTCGAGATAACCGAGCTAAAGGTGTTCACCGCAACTAACATTCAGGCAGTTGATGTCGAGCGAGAAGATGGTGAGGGAACTCGTCGTGAGTACCACTTCGACCTGACTGAGTACGAGAAGGATGAGTACCTCAAGCTTCTTCAGGAGCAGATTCAGGAGAATCAAGACGCGCTCGTCGAGATTGTCGACCTGTTCTCGTAAACTTACAACTTAAGAAGGAGATGGTAAGAATGGCAATGGTGTACTATCGCAAGATGACTCGTGGTGATGGTTATCGTATTCAGCAAGTCAATGAGAGGTGGCGTCCTGAGGTTGAGCAGCTGCTTGAGGAGAACGGCTGGGTAATCAACCCTGACGGCACAGCTTCAAAGGTGGCAGATTAGTAGCCACCAATATCCCTCTGAAAGAACCAGAGGACATCTGGACACTCCTTTCCTGAACGCATGGTGTTAACCTCCTTTCTCACACAAACCATACATCAGATGTCCTCTGGTTCACTCTAGTAATAAGCTCATAGTCCATAGGAGATGGTGCCGATATATTTGTGTCTAGTCTTGTGAGGTGTTTTGAATGGGTGACGTTCCGATGGAGCTGCTTGTTGCCATCGTGTCTTCGTCGATAGCAGCTTTTGCTTCTATCGTAGTCGCGGTGGTGAACTATCGTTCTAACAGAGATGTGAAGTCATATCGCAAAAAGCGCGAGGAGAGGGACAAGATAAAGTCAGACCTTGACATCGGAGTTGCAAGGATATTGCTTCTGAACAACTATGAAGAAGCATGTCGCAAGGGTTTCTACTCGACTGCGGAGCGAGATGTCTATCATAGTTTGTATGAATCATACAAAGAAGCTGGCGGCAATGGCGTGATAGATGACATTGCTGAGAAGATTGTGTTGTTTCCTACTAATCCACCAAGTTCAAAGCAGAAGCACAAGTCTAGACGCGAGTTTGACACTGATTTCGATGACTAGAAAAAGTTCTCATTGAGGGTTTACATCAACTTTATGTTGTGGTACAATGTAATTCCACCGGGAAGGTGGGTGATAGAAAGTACCTAGAAAGGAAGTGGCTAGAATGGCAAATCTGGAAGGCATCAAGTTCGCAGAGCTCAACGAGTGGGAAGTTAGCTTCATCGAGAACGTCGGGATTGGTGACATCATCATTACTGGCAAGCAGGTAGAGCAGGTCAAGGCAGTGTTGATGCTCGAGAAGAAAGACGGCTTCGAGCTTCAGGCGATTCGTAACTCAGTAGTAAGGCATCTCTCGGACAAGTCCAGCAAGGCTCGTGAGGCTGGTGACTGGGAAGCTTTCAATCAGTATCATAACAACATGTCTGGCATCACGGCTGTCATTGACAACATGATGTATAGCAAGTAGCTAGAAGGCGAAGGGGTTCGCCTTACTTAGGTGGACCCCTTCTTTGTATCTTTCATAAGAACAGGAGGTGAATTGGATGTCTGATATTAAGTCGGCAGAAGTTGAGCGTGTGCAGAATGCTCCTATTGGCACGCTTGTTGCTTTCAAGTCTGACAAGGGGGCGGTGAAGTCTGCGAAGATTGTTCGTCGTTCTACGAAGGACCAGACTTTGAAGGTGACGACTAAGTATGGCGTTTCGCATCTTGTGAAGTATTCTGATGTTGTTTGGGTTCGCACTGGCACCAGATGGCCAAGGTGGGTGTACAACCTTCTTAAGGGTATTGAAGAAGGTGCAGAATGATATTCGGCATGTCTGTAGAGGAAGCAGCTGGTCTAGCAATATTTTTAGGTGTAGCTTTCGTAGTAAGTAGCGTGATAGTCTGTGTGGCAATCTCATGGACTCACAAGTACTAGGAGGAGTTGGAGATGAAGCAGAAGCTTAGTGTTGAGGAAAGGTTGAAGGTTGAGACTTTGGCTTTCGTCGGTCTCAAGAAAGTCAATGACAAGTCTGCAGAGATGTTCGATGAGGCCAAGAAGCATTACTACGGTGTCATGGACGAGATTTTCGACAGCGTCGCTGACAGTAACAGCTTTGAGTTTGACTATAATGTTGAAGCTGAAGCTGAACATTTCAAGGTGACGAAAGTTCAGAAGTCTTTTGTGTCTTGGGACATAAAGAAGCTTCGCACGGTTCTTGGTGATAATGCAAGTGAAGTCATTGCTCGTGACTATGACGTAATTGACTTTGTTGGTCTTGCGAAGTATGTCAAGTCTCTAGGTGGAGAGCTAAAGTTGTTTTTGTCTTTCTTCAACGTGTCAGAGAGTGTGGACGTGAAGGCACTTGACAACTTGATTGAAGTCGGTGAGGTTGATGAAGATGAAGTTGCCGGATGCTGCGATGTCAAGCTTGGAAAGCCGTGGTACAAGGTCAGCTCGAAACAAGTCGAGAGCTAAGGTCGAGCTTAGTGATGGCGAGCAGCTTGCAGCAGTGGCACTTCATTATGGTCTAGTAGACTTCTTAAGCTCGCCAAAGGAGAAAGTTGTCTGTCCGTTGCATGATGACTTGAATCCGTCAATGATGCTTGACTTCAACTATGGTATGTGGTATTGCTTTGGTTGTGGCGAGTCTGGCAAAGCTCAGAAGCTTGTGAAGCAGATAGAGCGAAAGTATCATGGCTTGAATGAGATTCAAGCGATGGTTCAGTTCTCGAAGATAATGCGAGGAGTTGGTATTGACGAGCTTCCGAAGTTTCAGACAGCTGCGAGGTCAAAAGCAGAAGATAGGGAATTGTATGCTCAAGCATATGATTTCTACCATGGCTTGGCATCAATAAACTGGTATGACCCGCAGTTTATTGAAGCGGAAGAAGTTCTGGACTATATGGAGTCAAGGGGTTTCACCAGTGACACGTTGCAGAAAGCAAAGGCAAAAGTCACGTTCGAAGATGCTTACTCAATGGTGTTCCCGATGATGGACAACGGCAAGTTCAGAGGGTGGGTAAGCAGGACGATGGACCCTGAGATTGCAAAGTATCGCAAGTATTTGTACAACAAGGGGTTTAGCAGGTCAAATACCGTAGTTGGAGACTATAAGGGTTGCAAGTACGTGGTGATAGTCGAGGGCTACATGGACAGGTTGAAGCTAGTCCAGCTCGGTGTAAGCAATGCAGTGGCAATTCTTGGATGGAAGCTTAGTCCAAGGCAAATAGAGAAGCTTAAGTCGGAAGGAGTCCAGTATGCAGTTGCAGCAACAGACAATGACGAAGCAGGTCGCAAGGGGGCAGCCTGGATAGCGAAGAATTTTCAGTCTGTTCGTTGGCCGTATTTGAAGGGGTTGAAAGACCCTGGAGATTTCGATGAAAGAAGCTTTTCGAGAATGTGGAAGAAGCTACAAGAGAGAATGGAGAAAGCACAATGGGTCTTGTAGACAAAATCAAGAAGGACGTTCAGAAGTCTGGTGGCAGCAGGAGCAAGTTCACCTATATCCGTGATGGCCAGAAAGTTCGCATCCGCTTCCTCGTCGACATGGATGACGGCCTTGAAGTTCCGTTCCATGACAGCTTTGAGCGCAGCATCAATGTTCCTTGTCGTGAGGTCTACGGTCACTCCTGCCCGTATTGTGAAGATGAAGACCTTCGCACTCGTTCGCAGTACATCTGGTCGGTGTGGAACTATGAGTCAAAGCAGGTAGAGCTGTTCATGTTCCGTGTTAACAACTGCTCGCCTATTCCTGCATTGATGGCGATGTATGAGAACTTCGGGACTCTGACTGACCGTGACTATATCATTTCGTGTTCTGGCAAGCAGATGAACAAGACGTTCACTGTCATCCCGATGGATAAGGTGAAGTTCCGCAACGCGAAGGCGAAGCCGTATTCTAAGCAGGCAATCTTGAAGATGATTGACAAGGCGTGGCCTGACGAGAATGACACTGAGGACTATGAGGATGATTCTGAGGACCTCGAGACCACTCGTAAGGTAAATACTCATAAGCCCAAGGTGAAGGCCTCCAAGGGGCATCAGAAAGCCTCAGAAGAGGATTGGGGTGATGAGGAGTCCATGGACTATGAGTCCATGAAGCCCATCGAGCTCTATCGTCTCTGCCAGGAGCGTGACATTGAGTGTGTTCCCAAGAAGCCTAAGAAGTTCTATGTCAACCTCCTCGAGGAGTGGGATGCTGCTCAGGATGACTGGGGCAGCGAAGATGTTGAGGAAGATGACTGGGATGAAGGCGAGGACGACTGGGAAGACGAGTAGCATGTAAGCTCAGTCATTGCCAGGCAATTGGTAAAAGCTGATTGCCCGGCTTTATTGAAAGGAAAGTAAATGAATTGTGATGCTTTTGACTTGTATCCGAACATCGACGTGCAGCTTGACGAAGGTGCGTTTCTTCCGACTCGTGCACATGATACCGATGCTGGTGCTGACCTTCGTTGTCGAGAAGACTTCACGGTGAAAGCTGGTAAGTCTGTCCAGATTGATACAGGTGTGCACGTGCAACTTCCTCCAAACACGAAGGGTGAGATTAAGTCGAAGTCTGGCTTGAACGTGAACCATGGCATCATCACCACAGGTTTGATTGATGAGGGCTTCTCGAATGTAATCAAGGCGAGGGTTTACAATCTCAGTGAAGAGGATTACAATTTTGAACGAGGCGATAAAGTTACTCAGCTTTGTGTCTCGCCAGTGTGTTATCCGTCGTATTCGCAGGTAGACAAAGTCAAAGGAGGAGCAAGAGGAGACAATGGCTATGGGAGCACGGGGAGGAAGTGATGAATCAAGCAAGGTATGTGCTTGCAGCAGCAAACTTCGCAGTGGCCGCATTGAATGCGATTGCAGCTATGAAAAGCAAAGAAGCTCGCGATGTGCTTGCAGCAGTTGCTTGGGTCGGTAGCGGTTCTTTCTGGCTTTGGCAAGCTTTGGTCAACTAGTTACTTGAGAGGAGTGTTAGAAGTGGCAGAGATGATTGAGATGGACAACTCGACTTTCGAGGAGTTGTACAACAATCAGATGCAGAACCAGTTGTTGTTGCTTCGTGGTGGAAGCTATGAGGGTTTTGCATCACATGATATTGACAAGCTTCCGGACGACGACCCGAAGCTAATGTCATATCACATCCAGCAGCTTGTGTCTGAGATTGGCGAGGTGCTTGAAGCAGACAAGCGCTGGAAGAACTTCAGGAAAGACAAGTACGATAATGTTGAGAAGTTGATGGAGATTTCGGATTGCTTCATTGTTTTGATGAACATTGCGATATTTTCTGGTTATACAGCTCAGCAAGTTGCAGACGCAATATTGACAAAAGAAGTAGTTGTGCGTGAGCGCATAATGTCGGAGGTGAACTAGTATGGCAAAGGTAGTCATCGTAGAAGGTGTTGACCGTGTTGGCAAGTCGACTTTCATCAAGAAGCTCGTCGAGAAGCATCCCGAGTTCAAAGCTTTCAAGCATAAGCCGTCCGACTTCCACTACCAGGACATGGACAACGAGAACGAGACCGACAAGATGCTTCAGCTTCTTGAGATGGTCAAGCTTCTAGACGGTAACGTGGTGTTTGACCGTTTTCACATCTCGAACATGGTCTATGGTTTTATTGATCGTCATTATGACCCGTTCACCGCTATGAAGTCAATGGATGACATCGAGGAGCGCATCAAGGAGCTTTTTGGTCTTGACAACGTGGTACTCGTATACATCAAGCCAGAAGACGTTGTCAAGTCTTCTAAGGAGCATGGTAAAGACCTTTCAGACTATGACTTGGGAATGGATTGCTCGGTGCTTGATTCGATTCTTCATGTCATGGTCGGTTGCTACAGCATACTTGACGAGATGGTAGACGTCTTGTTCGAGGAGTTCTTTGACGAGTCTGGTGAAGGCAAAGAGGAAGAAGAGTAGGAGACAACAAAATGCGGAACAACTCTATCGGTTACAGCTACTGGGGCTTTCTAGGTGATGACAAGTACAACATACTAGGAGACAAGATAAGCACTCCTGATGGCAATGCTTTCTATTCCTGGTCAATCATCAAAGGTTTTCAGGCAGCAGGCTATGAAGTCATTCAAGTCATGCCGGACCGTGACTATCCTGGTTTCAAGCTTCGTAACTCTGAGTTGTTCCGCAGTTGGTGTTGCTCTGACCGTTATCTCGCATATGCTCACATGTCTAAGTCAGAAGATTGGATGTACTTGGACTATCAGGAGCATGCTAACGAGTACACTTCTAATATGGTCTGGGACATCTGGCGTAAGCTTGGCTTGTGTGATTGCAAGTTCATTCTTCATGAGTGGAGAATGGAAGTCCCAGGCCGTAACGAGTTGAGGTTGAAGGGTGTCATTCCGGCATGGCAGCCAGACTTGTGGCTTCAGGAAGAGCTCATATCTTTCTGCCGAACTTATGACATCACACTTGTGGTGTTTGACCTCGACTACAAGCTTGAAGTTCAGAAGCTCTACGAGATGCTTGACTCCGGTGTTGATGTGCGTGTTATTGAGCTTGGCATGAAGTGGGATGCTATTGGCTCGATAAAGTCTTCGCAGGTCGAGATTCCATTTGACTTTGGAAGGATTGACAACTTCAACGTCATTGATACGAGATACTGCGACAAAGACTTGGTGTATGTTGGCAATCGTTACGAGCGTGACTGGTGTGTTGACAAGTATATTCCACATCGTCGAGGCAAGACGACTTTTTATGGGAACTGGCTTGAGGCTAACAGGAGGTCAAATGAAGATTGGCCTTACATAACGTTCAAGCCAAGAGCTCAGCTGACTGATATGCATGAGATTTATTCGCATTCAGTCGCGACAATTTTGATGGCAAAGCAAGATTACTGTGACAATGGTTTCATGACAGCACGCATCATTGAGTGCATCTTCTACGGTTCGCTTCCGATATTCATCGAGGAGTTTGGTGAGAAGACAATTCATAAGTATGCTGGTGGCATGGCTAGTGAGTTGACTGCACATTCTGTGAGGGACGTGAATGCAATTGTTCGCAAGTACAAGCATGCAACTCGTTCTCGTGAGCTTGCGATAATGTATCTTCGCAAGTATCTAAGTTTCATGGACGTGAAGAACTTCGTGAGTGAAGTTGAGCGTCTTTCTGGTTGGATGAAGTAGCTAGATAGGAGTTTTAAGATGGAAGTGATGGACAACATGTTCGAGGTGTTCAACACAGCAAATGATGCTTTCGAGCATTGGTACGGTGTTTTTTCTGAGATGGCAGAAGAAGGCTTTGAAGCTGACTCTCGTGACGGAGATGTAGTTGGCGAGATTCTCAACGCAGTGTCTGTGATTGAAGACCCGACTCGCGGAATCGTGACAAGTGAAGTTCGTAAGATGCCAATGCGTTATGCAGTTGGCGAGCTTCTTTGGTACTTGTCTGGCAACAACAATCTCAGTGAGATTCAGAAGTACACAAAAGCTTGGGACAGGATGTCAGATGATGGCGTGACTGTCAATAGCAACTATGGTTGGTGCATTCACCATAAGTATGGCTTTGACCAATGGGACTTCATCAAGGACGAGCTTACGACAAATCCCATGTCTAGGCGTGCAGTCATCCACATAAAGGAGCCGTCAGACGTGGAGTCGAAGGACGTGAATTGCACGTGCACGCTTCAGTTCTTCATTCGTGATGGTAAGCTTTACATGACAACTTACATGCGTTCTAATGATGTGTGGATGGGTTTCCCATATGATGTGTTCCAGTTTACAGCGTTGCAAGTGCTGCTTTCGATGGAGCTTGGCATTGAGCTTGGTACTTACACGCATATCGCTGGAAGTTTGCATCTGTACAAGCGTGACTTGAAAGTCAAGGAGGGATAGCATGTTTGACCTCCATAGGCATGACGAGTATAGTACGTTTGACGGTTTTGGTAAGGCGACTGAGCTTGCCAAGCTTTGCAAGGAGCTGGGCTACAAGTCGCTTTGTACGACAAATCATGGTAACACCAATGGTCTAATTCAGACTTATGATGCATGCAAGTCGGTTGGCATCAAGCCGATACTTGGCTGTGAGGGCTATTTTCTTCCGCATTGGAAGGAGAAGACACGTGGCTTTCATCTCATTATCATTGCTAAGAATCTTGAAGGCTATGGTAACTTGAACAGGTTGCAGTTCTATGGCGAGAAGCAGAAGTACTACAATCCTATCTGGGATTTGAAAGCTCTCAAGAAGTATCATGAAGGTCTGATTTGCTGCAGTGCTTGTGTTGCCGGTTACTCAGCACATGCGATAGCAGAGGGAAGGCTTGACCTTGCAGAGAAGTACTTCAAGGTAATGAAGGACATTTTCGGTGAAGACTTCTACATCGAGATTCAGCCGTATGTTGTGTCTGAGCCAGGGCTTCAGGAGAAAGTGAATGTTGAGTCAATCAAGTTGGCTAACAAACTTGGCATTGAATGTATCCTTACTTCTGACTCGCATCGTGGAAGGAAAGAAGACTTTCCTACGTATCTCAAGATGCATGAGATAGCAAATCATGACACTGAATGGATTGAGTCGACTTATCAAGAGCGTTACATGCCAGAGAAGATGGAGATGGCAAAGCGGTTTGTCGCGATGCATCAGAAAGACTTTGGTCATAAGCGTGCAGTCGAGATGGCAAAGCGAATGTATCGTAATCTTGACAAGATTGAAGCTCAGTGCGAAGATTGCTATCTTGACAAGCTTCCATTAGTTCTTCCTAAGCTTGCTGGTGACTCAAACAAGCAGATAAAGCGTGACATCGTAGCAGGTTTGAAGCGTCGTGGTAAGTACAATAAGAAGTACATGGAGCGCTGTCGTGAGGAGTTTGAAGTCATAGAGTTTCATGGCTTTGAAGATTACTTCTTGATTGTCGCCGATTACGTCAACTGGGCGAAGAAAGAGGGAATTCGAGTAGGACCAGGTCGTGGCTCTGTATGCAATTCTCTTGTTGCTTATGCACTTGGAATTACAGAAGTTGATAGCTTGCTTTTCAATCTTGACTTTAGAAGGTTCTTGCGCAAGGACAAGAAGAACTTCCCAGACATTGATATTGACTTTGAGACTTCTCGTCGTCATGACGTGATTGAGTACATTTGCAAGAAGTATGAGGGACATGCAGCTCGTATTTGTTCTTATGGCTTATACAAAGTTGACAATCTTGTGAATGACCTTGCGAAAGCTTGTGGTCTTCCAATTGCTGGAAATGATGTTGATGATGCTACTGTGAAGCGTAACAAGCAGGAGATTTCGGAGATTAAGTCTTGCATCAGAAAGTACATGGATGACAATGGCTCGATGGTCGATGAAGAAGCGATAATACAAGACACAGATGCTAAGCGCTATAACAGAAGGTACGACAACATCATTGTTCACTTCTGCAAGTTGTTCAAGAAAGTTCGTTTCATCGGGACGCATGCAGCTGGTGTCGCGATAACAGGTGGCAACTTGCTTGACTACTGTGCTCTCAAAATTGACAAGTCAGGAGATGTCTACACTGCTTACGACTTGGAGGACATTGAGTCGGTGAATGTCATCAAGTTTGACATTCTTGGTTTGAAGACGATGGAGTCAATTGGCAACCTGCGTGATAGTACTGGCGTGACAGTTAACTACGATGACATTGTAGAAGACGAGAGGCTGATGGAACAGTTTGGTCAAGGCAACACTGACGGTATCTTCCAGTTTGAGAAGCAAGCAGCACGCAACATCTTGACAGACATCAACACTGATTGTTTCAATGACGTGATTGCAGCTTCAGCAATGAATCGTCCCGGTCCTCTTAGCCTTGGAATGCCTGGGATATATGCTCAGAGCAAGATTGACTCTCGAGAAGCACAGGACGCGATATGGTGGCCTTACACGTCAAGCACGTATGGCACGATTGTCTATCAGGAGCAGGTGCAGCAGATTTGCATTGGCATTGCAGGTCTTAGCTGGCAAGATGCAGACAAAGTCATGAAGATGATGAAGGGCGGTCACATGACGGAGTCTGCCTGGAAGACATACATGAAGAACAAAGAAGACTTGCAGCGAAGGTTTGTTGAAGGTGCAGTCGCCAATGGGCATCCTGAGAAAGTCGCGTTAGACTTGTTCGACAAGATGACAACTTACACGTTCAATGCAGGTCATGCGACTGGTTACTCGCTCATCTCAGTCGAGGAGATGTTCTACAAAGTCTACTATCCGAATGACTATTGGTTTGCAAAGATTAAGTTTGCAAAGTCAGAAGGTGAGCGTTACCGCTTCTGTGCTTTGGCTGTGAAAGATGGTGCTGTGCTCTTCCTTCCACATGTCAACTGGTCTGACGCGCATGCGAAGTTGCTGAAGCATGACGGCGAGCAGACAATTCAGCAAGGTTTGTCTGAGCTTAAGGGAGTTGGTGAGAAGGCAGCGGATTACATTGTTGAAGAACGTAACAAGAATGGAATTTTCACGAGCTACGACAACTTTTATGATAGGTGCAAGTCAAGGTTGGTGACGTCCAGAGTTGTGAGCATCTTGAAGGAAGTTGGAGCATTGGAGTTTAACAAGCGGACTTACATCAAGCGAGTTACGAAGTACAATTCAGCCTTGTACTCGAGGCCTTCACTTCACTGACAAATGATTCAAAATTGTCGAGCAATTTGTTCGTGACCTGTGATATAATGTAATCCCGTGGAGGAATAAGCCTCCAAGTTCCTGGAAAGGATGGAAGAAAGATGACTAAGTTCAATGCCCGCCAGTTCGCAAAGTTCGGTTTCGTTCGCGACGAAGCTCAGGACTTCAGTGATGATGGTTCTCGCTTCCGTTGCTGGACTTACAATGGCGTTCGAGTTTCTTATACGACGTTTCAAAGTGAAGCTTTTATCTCACCGAGATTCGAAGTGTACGGCAAGTCTTTCACTTACAATGATTTCTACAATGCGATGAAGGAGCTTGGGCTTGAGCCTGACTGCTACAATGGCATTGAGAATGATAAGGAGCTCATTGACCTTGGCTATCTCGCAGAGCAGATTGATGCGGTGCTTGAGCTCATTGACGAGCTTGAGGAGAAGTTCTCGAAGCCTGAGCCGATTGCTTATGCAGCCAATGAGCGACTCGTGAATGAGAAGCAGTGGGTGAAAGACGCAATTGAAGACATCACCAAAGTTGATTGGCTTGAGTACGACGAAGACATCGTGATTCGCGGTTATCACAAGGTGACTGTAAGTGACCTTCGCAAGTGGTACAAGTATCTTCAAGGTGACCTTAAGAAGCTCGAGTCAATCGACAAGTCAGACGCTCACAAGGTCAACGAGACTTTCTATCAGCATGGTTACGTTGTAGTTCGTCGCGAGCACAAGTATTCGACAATAGCGGAAGTCGAGCAGTTCATGGCTTCCTACAAGGCATAAGGAGTCACTCAGATGCTCTCAGAGGTCCTCAAATCGAAGGGATGGGTATTTACTCATACTGGAGGTTTGAGGACCTTACGTGTTATCTGGTAACCTCAGAGGAGGAGTGTAATGGATTACGAAACTATTGTGGCAGTGATTGACTTTCTCACTCAGGTGTCGTATGTTGTTTGCCCGATTATTGAAGTTGCTTTCGTGCTTCTTGAAGTCTGGGCTTTCACGTCTTTGGCAATTGAGTACTATCAGAAGCTTAGGAGGTGGATTGATGGCTGCTAAAACGAACAAGCAGAAGATTGTCGAGCTTTGTAATCAAATAAACAAGAAGGAAGGTGAAGGTGCAATCTACTCCATCGGAAGTAAGCATGCTAACTTGAACATAGCACGCTGGTCTTCTGGCATTGAAGACCTTGATGCTATCATTGGTGGTGGTTTTCCAGAAGGTCGTGTCATTGAGATATTTGGTCCAGAGTCAAGTGGCAAGACAACGATGCTGTACCATCTTTGTGGTCTTCACGACATGTGTCTTGACATTCCGATTGAGGGGACATTTGATGCAGAGCGTGCCAAGGTCTTTGGTAATCGTCCCAAGCAGCTTTTGATATATCGTGCAAGGTTCGGAGAAGATGCGTTGAACAAGACGCTTCAGTTTGCTCGTGCTGGTATTCCTTTGATTGGCATCGACAGTGTTCCAAGCTTGATACCAAAGGAAGATGCAGAGAAGGTATTCAAAGCAGCAGACCGTGACTCGATTGAGGAGCAACGTATTGGTGGAACTGCACGGTTGTTGAACAAGTACTTGCCAGTGATTGAAGACACAATCGAGTCAACAGGCACGACAGTGTTCTTCGTCAATCAAGTGCGTGACAAGATGAACGCCATGATGTTTGGCGAGAAGACGCAGACACCTGGTGGACATAAGCTCAAGCATAGCTGTTCGCTTCGCATTCAGGTAGCAAGAAGGGCATGGATTGAGATTCCGAACAAGGACCCTCGAAACAGTGCCAACTCCGAGAAAGTCGGACTGATTATGAAGTGCAAAGTTGTCAAGTCAAAGGTGTGCAATCCTATGGGTGAATGTGAGATTCCTTTGTTCTTTGACCGTGGCTTCGTGTCATTTGAAGACGTGAAGGAAATTCGTAAAGAACTGATGCAGCAACGTGCTGAGCAGTTTGGAAGGCGTGTCACAAAGAGAGACCTAGAGGGGTAGTAATGAAAGATGAAGTCAAGCTCTTAGATGCTTTAGATTTGTACGGTGAAGCAATGAATCAGATTCTTGCTGAGATGGAAGTCGACGGAAGCAAGTACACGATGGAGGAGCTTCACCAGTTAGCTCGTGCAGGCTTCGACGAGTTTGACAGGATTTATGAGGAGTTCATTCTTTGGGTGTTGTATGGTGACGACCAGAAAGCAAAGACACTTGCAAGGATAAGGGCTTCAAGAAATAGGAAGAAAGGTTTCTACAAGTTCTTCTAGAATGGGAGTTAGCATGGCAATGCGAATCAGACCAGACAAAGACACATACTATCTTGACATTGCAGCAGTTGTCAGTGAGCGTTCGACTTGTGTTCGCCGTCATTATGGTGCAGTGATTGTCAACAATGACGAGATTGTCTCGACTGGCTACAATGGCAATGTCAGAGGTGCAGTCAACTGTTATGAGAGGATGCAGTGCACGAGAGTTGAAGCAGAGCACAATGATGGTTTGTACATCGGATGCGAGTCGGTGCATGCGGAGATGAATGCATTGATTTCTGCTTCGCGTGCAGAGACAATTGGTGCGACATTGTACCTTGCAGGCTTTGATGTGTATTCGTTGGCAGGTGTCAAGCATGACGAGATTCTTGATGCTACTCCATGTCCCATTTGTTCTCGCATGATTAAGAATGCTGGCATCAAGCGAGTTGTGACGAGGTCGAAGTCTTATGATTTAAGCAAAGCAAGCAAGGAGTGAGCTACGATGATGTCGATAGTAGTCCCAGGATTGAACTTGGAACAGACTTACAGAGCAGGTCAGACATTGAGGTGGGAGAAGCTTCGCCTAGTAGATGCAGTGTACTATGTCGTGATAAGCAATAGGAACTTCACTGCAGTGTCTCAGAAAGGCGACAGGCTTCTGTTCACTTGCTCAAGCAACCAGGTGTATGACTACTGGTTTGAGTACTTTGACATGCGGCAGGACTACATCGAGTTGAATGCAGACATGCATAGGGCACATCACAGTTTCTCGAAGCTTGCAGATGATGCTTTCGGAATGCACGTGTTGAAGTTAGAGCCATGGGAGGTGATGCTTGAAGCTCTTTGCATGCGAAAGTGCGGACCATTTGAAGCAAAGCGGAACATGAAACTTCTATGCAGCATAGCTGGCAAGAAGAAAGAGTCTGGAATATCAAGCATTCGCTTCAAGTGGAACGAGACTCCAGACTCGGAAGACATAATCAAGAAGAAGGACAAGCTTCTTCAGTACGAGCAGTTCAAGCCAGTCGTGAAGCTTGCAGAGCAAATAGACTTCTTGGGAGAGCTAGTGGTTGATTCAATGGTGCTTGACACCAATGGAAAGAACATGGCTTTCTTGAGGAGTCTTGACGTGTTTACACCAAATGAAGCTCGTATGGTCCTTAGCTGGGGACTTGGAAGACGTGACGTGATAGCACTCTCGAAGACCCAAGCAGCAAGTTTCACAAGGCATTATGGAAGCAGTCCGCTAGAATGGATGCGTTCTAACAAGCAGGTCTACAGTCAATGCTTCAACGGGAGGATGGATTACTTCTCCCAGCTTGTGCGTTTCAACTACATAACTAAGAAGCAGAAGGGTCTGAAAGAATGGGAATAGTGGACAACATCAAGAAGCAAGCC